CCACTTCTCGCGGTCAGCCCAAAACACAGCACTCGTTTTACCTTTAGCTAATGGCATTTTATTTCCTTAAAGTTAAATACATTCTTTCGCCAATAACGAAACTCATACAAGCCCCACTTAAATCTAACATAATTAAAGTTATGGCTTCAGGAACAGTAGGAGTAAATACCGCACCTACCGTTGCTAACCAAATAATGATAATTGCTATATACCTAAAGCTAGACCTTAAGTTAGTAACCCAAATAGAAGGTTCACCTGATGGTTTATCTATCTCTGCTAGTGCTTGCAAACGAGCTGTCTCTGCTTGCATAAGTTGTATGCGTTCAGCTACATTGACAGGATTACCTCCTGCTCCTTTTGTAAACTTAGCAAAGATACCACGAACACCATCTGTTAAAGCTGGCAGTAGTGCTGGAAATAAGACAGACCACATTATACAATCCCCTTTACATATTTACCTTTACCTTTGAGTGTGAGAATATTCCCACGCATACGAGGGTCAAATGATATATGAACCCAAGTCTTCTCATAGATTAGTTGGTCAAATTTAAGATTACTTTTACTTAAGATATTAGATATAGTAAGTGGAGTATGACCATAGGCTGTGAAGTCTACAGCATACCCATAAGTATGTGACGAGTTGCTAGTGCCACCTACTTGACGATTAACATCAGGACTACGGTAGCCACTATTGATAGTGATAGCCACATTGCCTAATATCTCTCTCACCTTCTCCATATAGAAAGCAGTTGTGCGTAATACTTCTATTACTTCTTTAGATGGTACATTATCTAACTTAGTATTAGTAACTGTAAGTTCAGCAAGAGAGAAGTGAGGTGTTAGTTGCATTTAGTGTCCTACAATGTACCTAGAGATATAAGATATAACAGCTCCTACTAGAGATGCAATCATCATGCCTGCCCAAAAGCCACCACGACCTTTGTTAGCTAAGGCAAGTAGTTCCTCAAGTGCACTTTCCATCTTGTCAATCTTTTTCTCAAGGGAATCAACCTTTGAGATTAGTTTGCCATATTCAACTGGGTCTATATTTATCATTAGTATTTCTTTCTTCTTAAAGTAACGTAATTATTAGCATACCCAAAACACCACCCAAACTCGTAGCTACCCAGTCCCATATGTCCGCTGTGTGCTTGTCAGGGTGTAGTGCATCGTATATTTCTTTTAAGGCTGCAATTACAGCCACCACTAGGATGGAGTAAGCGCCAATGAACGGTGTTAATACCGCTGCAATGATGAAACCTGATAGGAAATGCATTTGCTTGTCACAAGGCACTTTGCACATGATGCAAAATTGGCTTAGGAAAGCGTTAAGTTTGGCAATTATCTTTTCCATTAAGCAACACCTTTAGGATATTTAGCTTTAACTGCTAGGCAAGCATCTATGTAGGCTTGTTGTTGTGCTGTGTCACCTTTAACTACTGCATCTAGGTAGTCAGTAATTGGTGGATATTCTGCTGCTCGTTTAGCGATGTATGCTTTTGCATCTATGTCTGCTTGCACAAGAGCTAAATCATAGATAACTTGATTGCCATCAGCATCAAAGGCTTCATCGCCATAAACAACAGTAACTTGTGGATATAGCTTAAATATAGATTTCATTATCATGCTGCTACCTCCATTAAAGTAATTGTTGATTGATGTACACTACCTCCATCTGTATTAATATAAACATTCCCTACATTTGATACAGATTTACCTTGTACTGAATAAGTTATAGCAGAGGTAGTGGATGGCGAATCTAAATATGTACAAGATACTGTACTTGCATAAGTTGCTTGAGTAGTTCCAGTATATGTAGAGTACACTCCAAATTGTCTTAATTGAGTAGCATCTCTTAGTATTCTTCCCGCAAAAGATGTATTTCCTGTATCACGACCAACACCATCTAAAGCAACAATTATGTATATTTTGCTTGTAGCACTTATAGGAGTAATAGAAGCACTTAAATTTAATGTTACAAAAGTTGAAGTAGTCATACCAACACCATTTCCATTAGTCCCTTGAACCACTTGCAATACACTACCAGTAGGCAAAGCAGCTTTAGGCAACCCTGTTGAGCCTGTTAAAGCCCCTGTCAATACTGGGCTAGTTATACCAGCCGTTCCGTCTAAAACTATCGCCATATTATGCTCCTACTTTCGCTACCTGTTCTTGATAAGCTGCAACAACTTCAGGTGTCCAAGCTGCATTAGCTATTGCCACTACGTTAGCAGGAGCGTTTGACAGGTCCCCATCCTTTTCAATAGATGTGCGATGGTATGTCTGTGAAAGTTGCACACCATCCTCTAATATGCGAGTAGCCTCACGATATTGAATTGTACCATTCTCTGTTACTGTTACTTGGTCTACTACTATTTCTTTAGTTAAAGCCATTGTGTTTCTCCTTTGTGTCTGACTACATCAATCCAATGTAGTTAAGTTGTTTCATATGATATTGAAATAATGATTGTTCCTGTGACATCCATAGGTATACGAGAGGATGTTGCACCTGTTGTAGTCTGAGTTGGAACTACATTTGTTGATGAATCTCCTATCTCAGCAAAAAGATGTGTACCACCATATGTAATATTAGAAATTGCCATTGAGCCAGCCGACCTGCCTATACCACCACTAGCAGGTGTAAATGGCAACCCTGTAATATTCATATTACCTGTTCCTGTATGAGCAGTCCATGTTAAAGCTATTTTTGCGTATACAAGCCTTCCAATTTTAGTATAAGTTCCAGTTTGCGTTGTGTAAACGCCAGTACCTGCTAAAGTAGTTCCTGCAAGAACAGGAGTAAATGAACCTTCCTCATAGTCATCTAGCGTATTAGCATTGGCTGATGCGACTGCTGTAGCTGGGAATGTTATGCCATCTGATACTTGTAAATTAGCACCACCTGATACTGCTGATGTTGTACCAACTAATACTTCACCAAGAGGAGTAATACGCATTGATTCTGATACTGTGCCATTTACTGTTTTAAATGTTAACCCACCACGGAATGTGGTAGATAAGTCTGTAGTGTAACCATATACCCCAAAAGTCCTAGTAGAACCACTAATATTTCGTGTGCTAATTTCAAAGCCACCACGCTCTACTTCTCCATTATCTGTATTAGAGGCAATCCAAGAATTTCTAGTATAGACTGCTGCTGTTGTTGATGACGGCTCTAATCTTACAGCAGGACTAGCAGTACCAATACCTAAATTCCCACTAGCATCTAGTGTCATTGCTTGGGTAAAGGTGATAGCGTTTCCTGCTGTACCTATTGGAGCTGTTCTCCATGCATGCGCACCTAAGTATTGATAATATTGAGTTGCCCATGTAGAAGTTATATATCTTTCTACATTTGATGAATCTGCATACATATTTTGTGCAAAATTAGCTAAAATATTATTGTATGCACCAAAAGAAGCTGTACCTACTTGAATTGTTGGTTGAGTGCTTCTCCAAGCACTAGGAGTTACACCTATACCTACATTACCAGCAGAGTCAATACGCATAACTTCAACACCACCTTCAGCAAAGGCTATGGTATCGGCTGCTGGGAAGAATATACCTGTGTTGGTATTGCCTGAGTTGGTAATGGATGGGGCTGAGGCAGAGCCGTCTGCAAACTCTATGGTCTGTGCGCCACTATTTACAACAAGCGTGCCAGTTGTAGTAGGCAGGGTTAGTACCGTAGTCCCTGCTACGTCAGGCGCTTGTAATGTTATTGAACCGCTGGTGTTACCAGCTACTATGACTGATGACATTATTTTTCCTTTAAAGACTAGTTTCCACCAAGTTGAACAATGTTTACAGATTTAATCCGTGAGTAATTGTTTCCAGACATTTGAAGCAAGTCACCGCCAGCGTTTGCAATGCGGGTGTATACCAATGCAGCAGATGTTCCACCCATAATTTGTTGTTGCAAACTTGTAACAGTTATCCCGCCAGTAGTTGGCCCGTAAAAAGTAACTAACAAAGTGTTAATTTCTCCATGCGTTGCATCGCCATTGCACCAAATGTTTATCATCCAAGTTTGGGCAATGTTACCATTTGATGTGCTGCTTGGAGCATTGGGCAAAGCAAAAGAAAAAATGTTGCTGCCGTTGTTGTAATTTCTACATACGTTTACAAGGCTAACTGCTGAAATACCATTTGCTTGAGCAGAAATTTGACCTGTAACTGCAAGGCCAGTGGTGTATGTGTTGGCCGTTGTAGTGCCAATCATTACATTACCACTAGAATCAATCCTCATTGCCTCAGAACCACCCTCACTAAATGCTATGGTATCGGCAGCAGGGAAGAACATGCCCGTGTTGGTATCACCAGCAGTTGTAATAGCAGGTGCGCCAGCAGAGCCAGCAGAGAATGTAGATACACCACTAGCACTTAATGTGCCTGTTACCGCAGCGCCAGCGGATGTGATGGAGACGATGGTTGTTGTGCCGCTTTGTAAGTTTAAGTCACCGGAGTTGTCTGCTGTGGTAATTACACCACCTACACCGCTCGTTGAGGCATTAATAATTGAAGCCATATTTTTTCCTTAAAGTATTACCCATCTAGAACCACTAGGTATTTGAACTACTGCGCCTGACGCAACAGTCATTGGTCCTGTGGACATTGCACTATTACCAGCAGCTATAGCGTAGTTAGCAGAAATTGTATTACTATGCTCGTATAACCCTTTAGTTGTGACATTAGGGTCTACATTAAGGGTAGCCCAAGAAGCTAGTGAACCATCAGTAGTTAAATATTTACCACTATTCCCTGTTTGAGAGGGTAGTGCATCTACTGTTCCCCAAGAGGTAGCCGTACCATTTGTAGTAAGGAATTTACCTGAGTTACCTGTTTGACTTGGTGTGTAACTTGCCGCTAGTGTAGCTGAATTAGCTGCGTTTGTAGCTGAAGTGGAAGCACTTGAAGCAGATGATGCCGCATTAGTTTCAGAGGTAGCAGCAGCACTTGCACTAGAACTTGCATTAGTGGCTTGTGTTGTGGCTGTAGCAGCAGATGTTGAGGCACTTGAAGCAGATGACGCTGCATTAGTTGCTTGAGTAGATGCTGTGGTAGCTGACGCTGCTGCATTAGTAGCTTGAGTACTGGCAGTAGTAGCGGATGATGCAGAGTTAGTTGCACTAGTAGCAGCTTCAGAAGCTTTAGTAGTAGCAGTAGCAGCACTTGTTGCAGCATTAGAAGCAGAGGTACTAGCAGAAGTAGCAGAACTACCTGCAGCATCTGAACTAGCATCTGCAGATACAGCACTAGCTGCTGACGCTACGGCACTATTCTGAGAATCAATAGCCGCAGCAATTGCTACAGCAGAGGTATTGGAGGTATCTGCTGTTGCATCGCCACTTCCCCCTGCACCACGATAGATTGCCATAATTATTCCTTAGTTTGAGATTTTACTACTACTGTTTTTTCTTTTACTAAACTTTCAGTTTTAATTACTTTTGGTTCTACAAAATCGTATTGAGGATGTCTAAGCATTTCTTTAATATCATGTGCGTGTTCAAAAGTAATAATAGTACCTGATAATTTACATTTAAATTGTGCCATATATTTCTCCTTGAATAATTATGCAAAAACCCCCTACCCGAGTCGTGTGGGTAAGAGGTTTAAACCTAATTACTTATTAGGCTGGAACAGCTAATGCAAAGCAAGAACCATCACGCAACTCTTTTACACCGTACAATGTATCAGCAGTGTATAGAGTACCTAAGTATTCTTGTTTGTATTGAGTTTGTGAACGAACACCTTGTTGCTCAACCAACACAGCAGCATCTTTATGACCTAGTAATGCAATACGAGCAGCACCAGTAGCAGTATCACAGTTGCTTGATACAAATACAGGGATACCATACAAGTTACCGATTTCACCGTTGCGGATTGTGTTGTTAGCACCTGATTCACCAACAAATGCTTGCTCAGTGTAACGGTCTAAACCCATCAATGTGTTGCGAGATGAAGGTGGAACAATGAAGAAACGACCATCCATAGGAACATCGTTGTCATCAAGACGTTGGATTGTACGACGGATAGCAGCATCAGTTAATGCAGAAGCATTAGGTGTACCTGAGTTGTATGCAGTTGTACCATCACCACCGATGTAAGCACCACCGTAAGTAGCAGCACCGTTACCACCGTTGAAGCCACGACCTAATTGAACAAGAGATGTATCTACTTGTTTAGATAGAGCATAACCAGCATCTTCAGTGTAGAAACGACGTAGTGAAGTTAAAGCTTGTGCTTCGACGATATCCTCAATCAAACGTGAGTACTCGTAGTGTTTGTCAATAGTTACAACTACATCGCCTTCAGTTGCGGCTTGTAATTCAACTTGTGTGTTAGCTGCTTTTAAAGAAGCTGTACCACGGGTTGGTGAAGGGATATGAACTGTATCACCTTTTTTGCCAACGAATGACATTTTTTTAAATAAGTTTGCAAGAACTAGGTTCTTTTTGTAAGCGGCAACAATCTCATCACTCCAAATCTCAGGAATAAAGGTTGCAGCAGTTGTGGTTGTTACTTGATTTGAGCCTAAAGCCATTTTGTAAATCCTTTTCTATATTGTTTAAATTAAATTACTCGACCTTCACGATAGGCTTGCATAATTTCTTGTGAGCGAGCTTCATACGTTTCAGGGTCAGTTTGCATAAGTTTAATAATATCGCTTCGACGATATTTCTTTTTTGAAACAGATTCTTGGGCATTTCCATTACCAACATCAGCCGCTTTGAGTTGTAAGTCACGGTCAAGTTTGGCAGTTTCTGTTACCTTAGTGTTGATAGATTGTCGTTCATTCCAAGTAGACAAGAGTTCTTGAGCCGCATCATAATCGAAATTACTATCTGCTCGGTTGTATAACTCTGTTCTAACTTTAGATGCCTTAATCCATTCAGCAAACGCAGGGGCTGTAACAACCTCTACATAATTAGGGAAATCCTTAGAAAGCTTATCTTGAATTGCCGCTTGTTTCATGGCAATAGAGGCTTGCTGGGCTTCCTTAATAGCTGGATGATTTTCGATTGCTTTATTTACAGCACTCTTAGGCTCAATGAAGAAGTCCTCATCACTATTAGTTTCTATCTCTTGTGTCTTTAAGTTATTAGCTGTTTGCGTCTTAATAAAGTCATCTACCACTTTACGCAGGTCACCTACCTCACCGCCTTGCTTGCCAATAAACCTTTCAGCCTCTTGGTGCATTGCAATGATGTCTTTAACGGACTTGTTGCGGTACTTCTCAGGTAAATCGTCTTCAACAGGTTGCTCGACTTGCGCCTCTACGGGTGCATCAATTTCGTCTAGTGAACTTGTTTCAATCGTACTTTCTAAAACGTCATCTAAAACTTTTGCCATAATATTTCTCCTGTGCATTAAGCATTATAGGAAAGGAA